GATCCGTACCACCACCGCTGCGCATGCACCGTGGAGCCCATATACGGCGACTGGAAGCCCACTGAGGCGGAACAGGTCTACGTCGACTCGTACTACGACGCAGCGGAGGAAGCGACGGAAGAGGGAAGTCCTCGCACCGCCGCCACAGTCCTTCAACGCATGCGCGACAGCGGTGATTTCAAAGACTCCCCCTCGCGGCGCCGTGTCAACTACGGCCCGAACACCTGATCTTCCCGCAGTCGCGGGACGGCCGTGCAGGTCACGGCACAGCACCAAAGCCCCAGGAGGGCACATGCACATCAAGAAGTGGCAGCACCTGTACAACCGTGGACTCATTCGGTTCGACAACGAGCCAGGAGACCAGCCAAACGGAGGCGATAAGCCGGACCCGCAGGACGGGGAAGGCAACGACCCAGGCAACGACGATGGGGCCGCAGGCGGCCTCAATGACGCGCCCTGGACCGCTGAGGACTTCGACGCCAAGCGCGCGTGGGATCTCCTCACCAAGACCCGCGGCGACCTCTCCAGGACCAAGGCCGAGCGCGACGACTTCAAGACCAAGCACGACGAGGTCGAGAACGCCAAGCTCTCGGACCTTCAACGCACCGAGAAGGAGCGTGACGACGCCCGCACGTCGGCGACGTCGCACGAACTGGAGGTTGCCCGACTTAAGGCCGTCATCGCGCACGGCCTTGACGAAGAAGACCTCGAATTCATCGGCGGATCCACCGCCGAGGAAATTGCTACACGTGCAGCGAAGTACGCCGAACGCCACAAGGGCGACGGCGACAACGGCACCAAGGGCACTCCCCCGACCAACCGCCCGCGCCCGAACCTGCGCGGTGGCGGCGACCCCGGGGTCAGTGAACTCACTGCCGCAGAAATCGTGGCGAAGGCCACACGTAGGTAACACTGCGCCCCGTTCGGCATCGGACGGTCAGCGCGCCACCACTGACACCATTTGGAGGTATCACGATGTCGAACGTATTCGAGAACCCGGAAAAGTTCGCAGGCACCGCCCTCGAACTTCTCCGCAAGGAGATCAAAGGCGCCGGCCTGTTTGTCCACAAGTACGGCATTGCCGACTACTCGGGCGCGCAGGGCGATGTGATCAACATCAAGCGCCCGCCGATCCTGCGTGCACGTGACGCAGGCTTCCGCACCCGCAACACCCTCGTCGTGGACGACATCGTCCAGGGCAAGATCCAGGTGGCGCTCACCAGGCACCCGTACTCGCGTGTGGGTCTGTCGCCGGAGGAGGCCACGCTCGACGAGGTCGACTACGTCCGCGACGTCCAGGCGCCGCAGGTACGCGCAATGGTGGAGGACTTTGACGAGACCATCGCCGGCGCGCTCGCTGGTGCCACCTACGTCCACGAGGTGACGTACAACCCGGCGGCAGTAGACGCCACGGCCGATCCGCGCAAGGTCGCGCGTCGTGCCAAGCGCCTCATGGACTCCTCGTCCGTGCCCGCGTCGGGTCGTATGTGGCTTGTGGGCTCGGCAGTGTCGGAGTCCATCGCCACCCTGGACAAGCTCCAGGAAGTCGACGCTTCGGGACTGCCCGAGGCACTTCGCGATGGTGTGGTCGGGCGTCTGTCCGGCTTCATCATCATCGACTGGCCGTCGTTCGCCGACGACGAGTCGTACTTCACACACGAGACGGCGGTTGCTCTGTCGGCCGTTGCTCCCGCAGTGCCCCGTGGTGTTGCTGCAGGTGCCACCATCGCGTCTGACGGCCTTGCCGTGACGCAGGTGTGGTCTTACGGCGACGACACCATGCAGGACCGTTCCACGGTGCACGCCTTCACCGGCGCCACCCCGGTCACCGACCCCAAGACCGGCGCTGACGGTCGTGTGATCATCGTCGCCGACGAGGTGCAGTACGAGTTCATCCGTGCCGTGAAGGTCAACTTCACGGACCCGGACCCGCTGGTCGACGAGTCCTCGAGCTCGTCCGCGGGAGTCTGATCTAGTACCAGCCGGCCGGGACGCGACTAGCCTCCGTCCCGGTCGGCTGGGCTCACCACCACAACTTCATTAAGGAGGCCGCCGTGACTGCTGCCGTGTACATCGTGGGCGGAACAAACCGAACCCACGAAGAACTGCGCTACTCCCTGCGCTCTCTAGCCAATTGCCCCGACATCACCCAGGTGTGGATCGTCGGATTCGTGCCAGCCTGGGCAACAGGAATCCGGTCGCTTCCTCTTGAGCCCAAGAGCGAGAAGTTCGCGAACATGCGCGCGTCACTGACTGCGCTCGCGAACACGAAGGGTGCCCCTAAGCGCTTCTACCTGTTCAACGAGGACCACTACATCGTGGAACCCATCGACGGGGAGATACCGACATATCACCTTGGTTCGGCGCGGGAGTACATCACAGGACCGTCCGTGTGGCGCCCCAAGAACACCTGGTGCCGTGCGGTTCTCACGACGGCTGAGTGGTTGCGCGACCATGACGGCGTCGAGCCCCTGGCCTATGAGGCTCACACTCCCCTCATCTTCGACCGCGCTCGCCTCGCCGAGTTCCTGGACGAGTACCCCGCCAACCGCGCGTTGGCGATGTCCATGGCATATGCGCGTGCTGGTGATGGTGGCGCCGGCGAGAACCACGGCAACGCGAAGGTCGGCATCGAGTCCGACCTCGCAGCCAAGCGTGCACAGGACATGCCCGTCCTGTCCGGAAACCAGGCCTCCTTTGATGGTGAACTTGGCGACCTGCTTCGCGGGATGTTCCCAGAGCCCTCAAGGTTCGAGAGGGACTGACGATGCCTGAACTTCTCCCGCTACTCGCCTCCGTCCCCAACCTTTCGGACCACCTCGGTGAAGCCATCACCCCCAACACGCCTGACTTTAAGCGGGCGGTCGGCGCATTGCGCGCAGCATCCAACCTCGTGCGTCGCGAGACCGGCAACAAGAAGTGGATCAGCCCCGACAAAGCCTCCGACGCTGACCCCAATCTCCCCGAAGAGCTCTGGATCGTCGTCATGGACGCCGCCGGCCGCAAGTACCTCAACCCTGAGGGCTTCGAACAAGAGCGTGAAGACAACTGGTATGGATCCCGCAAGGTCCAGGAAGCCGGCGTCTACCTCACCGCCACCGAACTCGCGACCTGCGAATCCTATTTGCGTCCCGCCCACCGTGGCCTGGGCACCATCCAAACAACGCGCGACGACTACCCCAAGCGCAACGGCTTGCCCGGGATAGACGACCTCTACCCAACACGTCAGTGAGGTAACCCATGGCCCTCCCATCTGGCATCCGCGCCGGACGCCGGCGTGCTCTACGCAACATGCCCGACGAGATCGCCGTGTACCGCATCGAGAGCGTCTGGAACGCACTCACCAGCCTCTACGAAGACACCGAAGTGACTGTCTACGTCGGCCCCGGCCAAGTCACCACCTACGAACCACAAGAGTCCCGACCCGAAGCAGGCGCCCACCAGTTCACACTGCAGCGCTACGCCGTAAAAATCCCCGTCACCGACGTCGACGTAAAAGTCACCGACCTAGCAGTCGTCATCAAAGCGCCCTACTGGCCCGGACTCGCCGGCCACGAGTACACAATCGCAGGCCTCCACGCCGTCTCCCGCGGCATATCTCAACGGCTGCTGACCAACGAGGAGGTCGCCTGATGGCACGCATCACCATGGACACCTCCGAACTGCGCGCCCTCTCCGCTGACATGCACGCCGTACCCGAGCAGCTGGCCCGACACGTGTACCCAGTTGTCGAACGAGGAGCCCTCGCTATCAAGAACGAGGTCGCCGCGAACTTCCGCGCATCAAAGCACTTCTACCCAGTCGCCAAAACGGTCCGCTACGACATCAGCACCCGCTCAGCCTTCGGCACAGGCTCCATCGAAGCAGAGATCGGCCCCATGCCAAGTGGCGGCTCAACCACGCTGAACACCGAACGCGAAAGCGCCAACGACGCAGACTTCACCAACGGAAGCTCCAACGCATCAGCGCTCGCGCACATTGCTGTTCATGGGTCTCCGCGTGGTGGTGGTGGCAACGTGCCTGATCCGGTGATCGCTTTGGATCGCGAGACTCCCAAGTTTGAGAAGGCTCTGGGCGACTTGCTTGAGGAGTTGCTGTGAACAACCACCTTGCTGCGCTGATGGCGCTCACCCCAGAAGGCATTGACGCGTTTGATACGAACGTTCCTGAGCAGCCTCCGCAGCGGTACTTCGTCTTCCGTGCCCCGACCTTTAAGCGCGATTCTGAGGCGTCGTCTCGTGCGGTGCTCGACGTCGATGATTACTTTTCCGTCATGGCTTGCGGGCGCGACACCAACCAGGTTCGCGACATTCAGGCAGAGATGCAGGACGCCCTAGATCGGTCGCACCCCGTTGTTGATGGCTTCGATGCTCGGGCGTTGCTTCGCTCCACGGGCGGCATCGACATAGACCGTTCGAGGGTCCCGCATATCGCGCACGCCACTGACCTGTACCGCTACCGCGCTACGCCTGTATAGGCACCTGATCTCCCGCCGAAAGGCGGGTATTGCGGACATCCCGGCCACCCGGCCACCACTGAAATGCCCCGGCAGCCGGGGAACCCCAACCCACTCAAGGAGTGAACCATGCCCAAGACGCTCTATGACGACGACGACCTGATCGTCTACCTCGGCGACTCGCTCGATGCTCTGCCCGCTGACTGGCGCACCGCACCTGCTGCGCTCGACCTCAACACGGGCACGGACTGGTCTCTGCATGTCCTCGCACCGTTCGACCTCGACGTCACCGCGTCGGCGACGATCGACCAGCGCGCGGTAGGTGAGCCGTCGAGTACCCAGGTGTTCGGCAAGCGCAACGCCACGGGAACGCTCGACTACTTCCGTCACTACCTGGGCGGCCAGCCTCACCCGACCAACGACATTGTCCACGACAAGGTCAAGGTTCGCGGCTCGTTGATCGTTCTGGCCCG